TCGCAGTAAGGCTTCCCGCCACCACCCGTCGCGGAGTGTTGCGCTCAGTGAACCCAATCTTGGTCGCGTACCGCACCCAATCGAATCCCAAATCGTCCGCCATGGTTTGGCCGCTCATTGGATTGTAGAAATCCGTATTTGGCTCCACGCGGTCGTCGCATCCGCCCAACGCATTCCACAGCGATACTTCGGAATCCCACACATCCATCGGCTCAATCTTCTCCCCGGGAGACATTGCCTGGAACACTTCCCGTATGTACTTCAAGTACCGCTGTTTCGCGGTCCGCTTCCATTTAACAGTGTCGCGCGAATCCGTGTTGGAAATCTCGTACACCCCGTACTCGGCCAACGATGGTTGGCCCGCGTACAGGTGGGATACCTGTTTGGTCACATCCTTCTCATCGGGGAGCGACATCCATACGATGGGGGATGATTCGGCGACCACTTCGTTGGTGGTAAGGAACCCCAGTAGGGAATACAACCCATCGTGGGAATTTCCCGAATCGGCATATGAGTGGATCGATTCATCTATTGCGCGCGCATGGGCGCGGAGAAGCCCCACGTTTGTTCCGCGGAGAGATTTCAGTAAATTTCCTATATTCGCGTGCCCAGCCTTTTTTGAGGATATATGCTGTTCCACCAAATCAATCACCTCATTGTACACATCATCCTGGGCGGTCCGGAAATCATCGTCCTTCACGTAATATTTAGGGGAATCCGCCAGGGATTTCAGTTCGTCATTGAGCCAGGTGCGGTTGATGTACGTGTAGAAATCGTCCGTGGGGCCCATCTTGACATCTGATCGGTACATGGTATTTGCCAACCGAGCCTTGGTAACATTCTCGTACTGATCGGGATGCGTATCCAAATACCGCGTGTTTTCCGGTGTGAAAATAGAATCGCCATTCATTTTGGGTGGGGAATTGTATTACACTTTGGGTGTATAATAAAATTCAGGTATTCGCTGGACCATTAACTACCAGAGTTATTGGTGGTCTTTGTCATGACCATACCGTAGAAACTGGACGCAACCCCCACCCTAGGCGCGGTTCCGTATTTCATGTTCCCGCCTCCAGTTGGCCTGTTTGTACTCATGCGCGATTTGGTGTTTCGGGTTCCTAACATATTATATATTGGCCGGAGATTTTTTCTGGGGATTGGGGGGATGGGGAGAGGCGATCCCAAAATCGTGAAAATTGCAAAATTGATTCTCGGTCCCCAGGCTGGGAGATAAGACATATAACTCTTAAAACACTCAAAAAACTCAAAACACTCAAAACATGTCTGGAACTGCAACCACTCACCTCACCGCCATCAGGGACGGAGCCAAAGCGTATGCCTCCCGTGTCAAGGAGGCCAAGAAGGTCCAGGTCGCTGCTGACAAGGAGGCCAAGAAGGTAGCGGCCGATGCCAAGAAGGTCCAGTCCGATGCTGACAAGGAGGCCAAGAAGGTAGCGGCCGATGCCAAGAAGGTCCAGTCCGATGCTGACAAGGAAGCCAAGAAGGTAGCTGCCGAAACCAAGAAGGTCCAGGTCGCTGCTGACAAGGAGGCCAAGAAGGTAGCGGCCGAAGCCAAGAAGGTCCAGTCCGAGGCTGACAAGGAAGCCAAGAAGGTAGCGGCCGATGCTGACAAGGAGGCCAAGAAGGTAGCGGCCGATGCCAAGAAGGTCCAGTCCGAGGCTGACAAGGAAGCCAAGAAGGTAGCGGCCGATGCTGACAAGGAGGCCAAGAAGGTAGCGGCCGATGCCAAGAAGGTCCAGTCCGAGGCTGACAAGGAAGCCAAGAAGGTAGCGGCCGAAGCCAAGAAGGTCCAGGCCACCGCTGACAAGGAGGCCAAGAAGGTAGCGGCCGAAGCCAAGAAGGTAGCGGCCGATGCCAAGAAGGTCCAGGCCACCGCTGACAAGGAAGCCAAGAAGGTAGCGGCCGAAGCTGACAAGGCGGCCAAGAAGGTAGCGGCCGAGGATGAGGCCAAGAAGGTAGCGGCCGAGGTCGCTGACAAGGAGGTGGTGGTGGTCGCTGACAAGGAGGTGGTGGTGGTGGTCGCTGACAAGGAGGTGGTGGTGGAGGTCGCTGACAAGGAGGAGGTGGTGGATGGCGTGGTCGCCACCCCCGCCCCCACCCCAACCCCCGATACTCCCAAGAAGAAGATGAAGGCCGCGGTCGCCCCCACCCCATGGATGGGACAAGGCAATGCGCTTATGTGCCAGGCAATCATCACGAACCACGCCCTCTTCACCCAGTGTACCAAGACCCCCACCGCTGGGGAGTTCTGTGCCGCATGCGACAAGGCCTTTGCGAAGAAGGGATCTCACACCAACGGCACCGTCGCCGACCGCATGGCTGTGGCAGCGGACGAGTACGTCTCCCCCACGGGGAAGAAGGTCGTGGGATACGGCAAGGTTCTTGCGACCATGGGTATCTCCACTGAGGATGCGGTCGCCCACCTAGCCACCCAGGGGATCGAACTGGCGGACGAACAGTTCGTCGTCCCGGAAAAGGCCAAGAAGGGAAGGAAGCCCGCGGCCAACAAGAGGACGGATGCGGATGTGGGGGACGATATCGCCGCCATTGTAGCGCACGCGGCGAAGGGGCTCCAGGGATTCCAGGATAGCAGCGAAGATGATGCCGACTCGCTCGTCGTGGACGAATGGACATTCCATGGAACCCCCTACCTTCGTGACGAGACCACCAACAAGATCTACACACCCGCATTCCCCCACTCACAAATTGGATCCTACAACCCAGATAACGGATCGATCGTTCGCCTTGAATGAACACTCCCACCACTAACCCATCACGCCACTCCACTCATTTAGCAATCGCCCACAACACGGGTCGGGTCCCTCTCCAATTGGACGCGGGGGGACCTATATTTTTTTACACCCATACGGTAGTGATAGGATGAGCACGCTCCAGTTAAACTATGATTCATACATGGATTTAGGACGCATGGAAAACCCACTTGGGGAAATTGGTGGATTTTTCGATACAACGGCGAGTCATCCCGACACGGCCCCGCCCACCGTATTCGAACTCAAAGATTCGCACAATATATTCTGTCATGGAGTGAATACCCCCGCCAACCCAGGTACCGTACAATTCGCGGGCTCGCATACCCGCATCATGGAAACACTTATGCGCCAATCGGGGGAGGCGGGTTGGAGGTACGTCACCCCGATCGTACCCGACATTTCCTACGCCAACGCATCCCCCTACAAGAATGATTTCATCAAGTCGGCGATTCGCACGGGACACTTGGAAATGAATGTGGATGATATCGGTGGTGATGGTGTCTCGGGTGGAATGGCAATGAACCTCATTGCCAACCCGTCCATACCCACTGGACATCTGTACCAATGGGCGGAAATTGCCGCCTTCATTGCCACCGTACCGCCCAACGGAATTGTTATCATTGACGAAACCTACCTCCCATTCTGCGGCGAAAATTGGATCGATCTCAGTGTGCGATCCCATTTGGATAGCACCGAAATCATCACAGCAAAGAACAGTAACATCAAGATTGTCATTACCTGTGATTGGACCAAAATGTTTCCCTCGGGAGGTAAATGTTTCGCCTCCTCGGCGACCATCCTGAACGATTCGTGGGCGACCATCATACAACTCACCCAATCCAAATGGCCCGTTGGGGATATATCCATGAAATATCTCAAACACTGCTTTGACGATCTAGTGTACACCCAACAAACCCATCTCCTGCTCCCCACGTGGCGCTCCCTCATGGTAGCCCAACTCCAACAGATTGTACCGATGTGGACGTTCCGGGGACACGAATATATGCCATGGGTTTGGATGCGTGCCGACAATGATGAGGCAGTGGCCCGAGTATATGGAAAATTACTCACCAAAGGGATAACCGTTCTCCAGGGACGACGGGTTGGAGGAGATGTGCGCTCCATGAGTATCATGGTAAAGGAAGGATCGAAATTGTCGGATTTTTACCTCACCTTTAGCAGGTATGCGATTGAAATACCCCTGGGACAGGATTTCACCAGTTTCAGGGCCATGATTGCCAATCTATTCAATGATGTGGAAACCCTCTCGGTGGATCGTGCATTTATAATGCCGTACAAACATTACTCCATTGTATCATACGGAAAACATCTCGCCAAGTACCAACCGCATGTGCTGACCGATATCACATTAACCACCCTGGCGGCCGATACAACCAACCCCATAGTTCCCATTGTAGTGACAATGATATACATTGGAACCACCCAAAGATTCGTCATTGTTGACGGACATTCGCGGTTTGAAGTGATGAAATCGCTGTGGCCAACAGGACTCATCCCCGTCTACATTGTGAACTATATGAGTCCCCACATCTTCGCCAACACCATGGAACGGTTGCCCTATACATCACATAACCCCAATGAACGAAATATGGATGAAAAAAATGTTATACTGAGCACGGTAAGTGCCGGGAATAAATTGCCCGTTACGCGAAACGCCCATCAAGTGCTTTGCGGAGGCCAACTCTTTCCCATTCATATCATAACAACCATCTTCAACCCGGTTGGTGGAACAGACACATAAGTCTAACCACTCACAGGAGGAGGCGACGCGTGGCGGACAAATACATGGGTGAGGTCCGTGTGCAAACACTCAACAAACGCCACCACATCAGTGGAAACCTTACCTCCGTACATAAGCCTCTCAAATGGACGATCAACGTGTTCCCGGACACTCAACTCGTACGCCAAGGCTCCGATGGGGAAACGCGCCCCGGCGGGGACCGGTTTATGTGGATCGCCCGTCGCATCATCAGTAGCCCAGGCATGAGCGGTCTCAGACAAACTCCCCTCCTTGCGAATAGCCCTCACCAAATACTTTGTGTGGGGAACTGTATTGGCGGTCGCCGTCGTATCCCAAAATCCAATCAGGTGGCTGTGGCCCATGGAAGAAATACAGTTGGTAGTTGTGATTGCGGGGTCCGCACATGCATCGGTGAACGACATTTCGCGCCCGTGGACCGGGACGCTCGTATCGTCCCCCAATAGGTACACCCGCATCCCGCAATGATTTTCCGCATATACGGATACATGGACGGTCTCACCGTCCACCTGGACACAGGTCATTGAAACACCGGATAAATCCTCGGTGTCGAACACTTTGTACTCGGCACCCGCATGAAGGGCTTCCACGGGATGCTGAGGTGAATCGCGGGTCATTTCCCAACACTTGTGTGCGTTGGGGAACTGGGCGAGGTGGTTTAGCAGGACATTGCTGACGTTGGTTGGAGTGGGGGTGGTGGGATTGGAATCGGTGGTAGACATTGTATGGGGGGTGTGAATAGTGTGCTGAGAAACGTACTAAATCAATTTTTAGGGGGCGGTGCCCCATAGGACCCCTCGCCACACACATCATATGATATTCGGTTCACATGATGAATATGAAATTGTTTACGATGGTTGTAAGAGTATAGAGACACGAGTCGTATGTGGCGGGGGTGTTTGAGGGGGACGCAGTTCCCCTATTATTCGGTAGCAATAAACAACCACCCCAACTCCACGCAAATCTTCTTCCAAATCGCATCCTGCTCCACCCTTTTGTCCCGGTCCTTCAACATGGGAAAGAAGGGGAGGAACTGGTACTGCTCCAACAACTCACACAGTTTGTAAATCGTGTAGTAATAGTTGAGGAAATTGACCCGGTCATTGGGACAACATTTCGCATACGGCTCCTGCAACTCGTTAAAGAGGTTGCACAGAGTCGTCTCCAACTCGATATCCATCACTGGCGGCTTGATCCCCAACTTATCCTTGATGAACGGAATGTGCTCGTAGTACTTGTTGTACCCCAACTTCTTGAGGATCTCCTTGGTCTTCTTCGTTGTCAACTCATCATTCGTCAACCGCTCCTTCTTCACCTGTTTCTTGATCCGATCCATGATCTCATCGCTGATCTGAGTCGTCTCCTTCGCCTGGAACTGCGACAAGATCTCCTTGAAATGATTGATGCGCTTGTACGCATAGAACGAAGTCTCCACCGGAACATCCTTGTAATTGCCAGTATCCATATCAATCACACTCGTCCAACATGCCCCGCAATCGCGACATATCACAAACCCGTCCATTTCCGAATCCACCATCTCACCCGTGCACTCCCGACACACCATATGGTCGTACTCGGCATCGGGTATGACCGGTTTCGTATCGACAGAATCGTCGGCTGGGTCGTTCTCGCCTATACGGAAGAACATGGAAACCTTATCGTTAGCCACCGTTTCCACAGTTCCATCCTCGATCTTCTGCTTCGCATCGTAGTACCCCACCCCCTCCTCCAAACTAAGGATTTTTCGAGATATTTCAGCCTTATTCAAGACATCCAATCTTCGTCGCAACTTTCCAATTTTATATTGGATGTCTTGATCGTCAGGCACAGATTTCAAGGCGGTGTTTAAGGAACTGATCTGTCGCTCAATCACCGACTTCTTTCGGGTATAATCGTCGGGGTCGTTTATATCACTGGGGTCGTACCCAACCTTGTAGTCGTTCGCGGGGCGCTCCTTCATCACGAGATTGTTATAATTTAACTGGACGAATAGATTCTATACTGTTTGCGAAATTTTCACCAGATATTTTTGGGACAGAGGTGTAATGGAAAGCAACAGCACCGGAACCCGTCCCCAAATCATTGTGCCCGCCACCAATCATTCCACGCAGACACAAATGAAATTTCTATTTAGTGCCGTGGACGATGGGTGGGCCGTAAGGAAACGGGGACGCGATTACGTTTTCACAAAACCCATTGGACTTGTGCCGAATCACACGGAGAAGCGGTACGTGGAATCCTTCATCAATGAATATATAGGAAATGATTCGTATAGATAATTTATGAGGGGGGCGGGGCGGAAACAACCGCATGGATAAACCACCCTCAATAAGTATAGGAAAATAACCGTACGCGAAATCGCCCACATGTTTTTAAGGACTTCCTCATAAAAACATGCATGTATTATTTTATTCATCTATTAAATGCCTTTTTGCGGATTTTTTATCTTTCCTAAGAGTATAAACTAACATGGGAGGCGGATTAATGCAACTCGTAGCTTACGGCGCTCAAGACGTCTATCTTACCGGAAACCCCCAGATCACTTTCTGGAAGGTGACCTACCGTCGACACACCAACTTTTCGATGGAGGCCATAGAGCAGACTTTCAACGGTCAAGCTGACTTCGGTCGCAGGGTTACCTGTACCGTCAGCAGAAACGGTGATCTCGCCTACAGGACTTACCTCCAAGTCACTCTTCCTGAGATTGGCCAGAGTCTGGGTAACTCCAGTGGTGGTGGCGATGTCTACGCCAGGTGGCTCGACTTCCCTGGAGAGCAACTCATCAACCAAGTTGAGGTTGAGATTGGAGGGCAAAGGATCGACAGACAATACGGAGACTGGATGCACATCTGGAACCAACTCACCCTCTCCAAGGAGCAAGAGCGTGGATACCACAAGATGATTGGACACACCACCCAACTCACCTACCTCACTGACCCTGACTTCGCCGAGGTTGATGGTCCTTGTGCCGGTGCCGGTATCCAAAACCAAACATGTACCCCTAGAAACGCCCTCCCTGAGTCCACCCTCTACATCCCGCTCCAATTCTGGTTCTGTACCAACCCTGGACTTGCCCTTCCCCTCATTGCCCTCCAGTACCACGAAGTTAAGATCAACCTTGACCTCAGATCCCTGGACGAGTGTTTGTGGGCCGTCTCCAAACCTGGAACCGGTGGAACCAAGGTCACCGCCGCCTACAACCAATCCCTCATCGCCGCCTCCCTCTACATTGACTACATCTTCCTCGACACCGACGAGAGAAGGCGTATGGCCCAAAACCCCCACGAGTACCTCATTGAGCAACTCCAATTCACTGGAGATGAGTCCATTGGATCTGCTTCCAACAAGATTAAGTTGAACTTCAACCACCCTTGCAAGGAACTTATCTGGGTCGTTCAACCCGACACCCATGTTGACTACTGTGCCTCCCTTGATGGACCTACTCAACTTCTCTGGAAGACTTTCGGTGCCCAACCGTTCAACTACTCCGATGCCATTGACGCTCTTCCCAACACCATCTCCGCCTACGCTGGAGATGCCGCCATTGGAGCCAACTCCACTGGATTCGTCAGCAACGGACTCTTTGTTGATAGAGCCGCCCTTGATGTTAATGATGATGCCGCTGGTGTCACCAATTCATGGGAGAGTGGTATGAATGGTGCTGGAGCCACTGGCATCCAATCCACCGTCACTGACGCTGGTACCTTTGTCCTTTCCGAGACCGCTCTTGACATGCATTGCTGGGGAGAGAACCCGGTTGTCACCGCCAAGTTGCAACTCAATGGACAAGACAGATTCTCCGAGAGAGAGGGATCCTACTTTGACCTCGTCCAACCTTGGCAGCACCATACCAGGAACCCCGACACTGGTATTAACTGCTACTCTTTCGCC